TTATCTCTAGGTTGACTTAGGCACCAAATAGTGCTATATTTTAGTATATTTAACACAAACTAGAAAACATCGAATGAAAGTTGAAGTAAGAAACAACAATGTGGAGAAAGCTCTGCGTATTCTCAAGAAGAAGCAGAAACGTGATGGTTTTTTCCAACTGCTCAAGGACAAAGAATTTTATTCCAAGCCCAGTGAGCGAAAACGTGAAGAACGCAAGAAGAATATTGCCAATTGGAGACGGGCTAAAAAACTTAGAGACCAGCTTAGATAAAAAATGAAATGGTTGATGTACAAGGTGCCAGAGCATCTGGTGGTGCATTATGGCATCATGCTGATGATCATCACTGTGTTCATGCCTATGTACATTTTGGATAGACCATTGGATAGCATTCATTATTTTAATAATTTTATAATTTTTGATGTTATCTACTATATTTTTTATGAAAAATTAAACTTTACAAACGATTAGAAAGATAGTATAATACAAACATGAATCAAACAACTCATTTAGACAAAATTCCCGTGTACTGCTCAGACACAGACAAAACTGTGATGGCAGAAGTATTAGAATTCAAACCTAGACAATTTTTAAACGTGGCCGTGGAGAGATCCATCAGGCTCACAATGAGGTATGATGCCAAACATGATCAATATGTGGGCAACATGGCCAATTTGGAATTCACAGCGAAAGGACCAAAATAAATGCCAGCATTGGTTCCCATAGTGATTGAACAAGAAGCCAGAGGCGAACGTTCCTACGACATTTACAGCCGACTGCTCAAAGATAGATTGGTGATGTTGGATACAGAAGTATCTCCAGTGTCTTCCAGTCTTATTGTGAGTCAACTGCTATTTTTAGAAAGCGAAAATACCAAACCCATACATTTTTATATCAACTCACCAGGAGGATTGGTCACAGCAGGCATGGCAATCTACGATACCATGCAATATATCAAATCTCCAGTGTACACCTATGTGATTGGTCAGGCTTGCTCTATGGGCAGTCTATTGTCACAATCAGGTGAAGCAGGTCACAGATACATGTTGAAACATGCCAGACACATGATACATCAACCATCAGGTGGTACTCAAGGTCAGGCCACAGACATACAAATTCATGCTCAAGAGATCCTTAAACTTAAAAAGGAACTCACTCAGATCTATGTTAATCACAATTCCAAAGGCAAAACCTTTGAGCAATTGAGTGCTGACATGGAACGAGATAAATTCATGAACGCCCAAGAATCCTTTGAGTATGGATTGATAGATAAAATTCTATCTAAAAAAGACTAAAAAACGGAGGACCAACTATGAAAAATACATTGACTAGAACCAAAAAATCTAGTAATATAATAACAAGATTATTTAGAAACTTTGTTTCTGATAATGCAACAACAAGAAAAAAAGAAGGAGTACTCTCAATGAGAAAAACTACAAGTATCCAAGATAGAGTGGAAGCTGCTTTAGAAGCTGGTCAAGCTCTTACAGCGTCAGCGATCAAAAATAGATTCGGTGCCGCAAATCCAGGTGCTGTAATTCAAAGCCTAAGATTCAAAGGCTTCCCAGTATTTTTAAACACAAATAAAAAAACTGGTGCAAAAGTTTACAGAACAGGAAAAGCCCCAAGAAAAGTAATCGGTGCTGGTTATCAGGCCATTGCTAAAGGTTTAGTACAAGTAGACTAATTTCTACTTCTGTTAGTTTTAAAAAGGGCGGCTCTTAGGGGTCGCCTTTTTTATTTTAAGACAATCCATTTTAAGTCATTGATTTATATGACCTTTTAGATGGGTTTAAGGCACCAATATATTTTGACTTTTTGCTTCAAAGAAGTTAATATATACATATTAGGCAAACAAACTATAGGCAAAACATATGAAAAGGCAAATCTACGTTCTAGAAGGCAGTTACAGAAATAAAAAAATTGAAAATCAGGTATTTGAACTTGTGAAACCATATCATCCATATCCACACAAAGAAGGTGGCTTTGTCACTGTTAAGGTGGAAGACATCAAAGAATTTCCAGGAGCCTCAGATAAAGAGATCAGAGTATCAGTGGATTCAGAATCCCAACTGAGAGACAACGCACCAGAAACTCCCAAAGAAGAATCAGATGAGCAAGTGGTGGAAAGATTAAGAAAAAGATTTGACATATTAACTGCCATGACCAAGGCTTGTAAAAAAGGTGATGTGAGAGCAATGATTGTGTCAGGTCCTCCAGGAGTGGGCAAGTCATTTGGTGTGGAAGCTGTGCTACAAAAACACGACATCCTAGCCACATTGGGAGAGAGTAAACCCAAGTATGAAGTGGTCAAAGGCGCTATGAGTGCTTTGGGCTTGTATTGTAAATTGTATCATTTCAAAGAAAAAGACAATGTATTGGTGTTTGACGATTGCGATAGTATATTGTTGGAAGACCTATCATTGAACATATTGAAGGCAGCATTAGATTCCAAAAGATCTAGAAGAATTTGTTGGAACACAGAAGCATACAGACTGAGAGAAGAAGGTGTGCCCAGCAGTTTTGAATTCAAAGGATCTGCTATATTCATTACCAATATTAAATTTGATAATGTTAAGAGCAAAAAACTAAGAGATCATTTGGAGGCACTGGAGTCTAGAAGTCACTATATTGATCTCACAATAGATACTATCAGAGAAAAAATATTGAGAATTAGACAGATTGTGACTGATGGCATGTTGAAAGAATATGAGTTGTCACCAGAAACTGAAAATCAGATAGTGGAGTTTGTGGTGGAACATCAACGCAGACTGAGAGAGATCAGTCTTAGAACTGTGCTGAAGGTGGCAGATTTGGCCAAAGCATTTCCTGACACTTGGACAGAAACTGCTGTGCATACCATATTAAAACCTAGATAATAGTAGTAAGATGAGAACTCAACCACAAGAAGTAATTGCTAAATTGGAAGCAGACAACAGCAGATTGGCCAAGGAAGCCATTCTGTTGTCAGCCATGCAGGAAGGATTGGATGAGTTCTTTGAAGGTGTGCGTATGTGTTTGGACAAACTGTACACATTTGGTGTTAAGCAAGTGCCTGAAAAAGACACTGTAATATCTGCTCAAGGATGCGAATGGAAGATATTTAAAAAATTAGCAGAACAATTACATCGTAGAGAGCTCACAGGTCATGCGGCTCGTGATGCCATTAATCTTGTGATGGGCACAGCCACAGCAGAACAATGGAATGGTTTTTACAGAAGAATATTAATCAAAGACCTAAGATGTGGAGTGAGTGAAAAAACTGTAAACAGTGTGGCCACTAAGAACAAATTTAAGCAATATGAAGTGCCAGTGTTCACTTGCCAATTAGCACATGACAGCGCCAACCACGAAAAGAAGTTGGTGGGTAAGAAAATGTTGGAAGTTAAATTGGATGGTGTGAGAGTGATCACTATTGTGTATCCAGATGGCAAAGTGGACATGTTCAGCCGCAATGGCAAAGAGTTTACCAACTTTGGACACATCTCAGAACAGATATCACAAGTGGTTAAAAAATCACCTCCTCCCTATCCCGTGGTATTGGATGGTGAAGTGATGAGTGAAAACTTTCAAGATTTAATGAAGCAGGTACACCGTAAAGAATCTGCAGGTGCTTTGGATGCTGTGTTGCATTTGTTTGATTTCATACCATTGTCTAATTTTGTGGAAGGGTATTGGGATAAGAAACAAACAGATAGAACCATCATGCTGAAGGCTTGGTATGATCAACACAAGAGCGATTTAAACGCCGTTACAGTGTTGGCTCATGAAATTGTGGACTTGGACACAGCAGAAGGACAAAAGACTTACACAGAGGTTAATAAGAGGGCAGTAGAAGGTGGATATGAAGGCATTATGATCAAAGACTTGTCAGCAGGCTATGAATGCAAAAGAAGTCATGCTTGGTTAAAACTAAAACCATTTATTGAAGTGAGCCTCACAATAAAAGATGTGGAAGAAGGCACAGGTAAGAATGTGGGCAAACTGGGAGCATTCATTGTGGAAGGTATGGATGATAACAAATTGATCAAATCAAATGTGGGCTCAGGATTAACAGATGAAGATCGTGAGACTTTTTGGAAAGACAAAGATTCACTGATTGGACAAGTGATTGAAGTGAGAGCAGATGCTGTGACACAAAATCAAGATGCTGTGGATGAGTATTCCCTGCGTTTTCCAAGATTTATGAAGTTCAGAGGGTTTGACAAAGGAGAAAAACTGTGAGTGAACTGGAGATCATTAAAAAAGCAATGATGGAAAACAAGAAACTGTTCTTGAGTGAGATGAAACAATTGAATGACAAGGTGGATGCTTTGAATACCAAATTAAGCAAACACATATCATTCATTGAACAGGTGTATGCTCCGTTGAGCAACAGCATAGATAAATTTAAAAAATTATTCAAATGAAAAA